TTTAATTCTTCAATGTCATTAAGTGCTTTTTCCATATCAGTTTGTAATCTCATAATATTTACTTTGTTATGTGCCATATTCTCTAAGTCCTCCGACATACCCTCAACTTGATCTGATACAAATTCCAATAGCATGAACTGTTCTTGATCTATAGGAGTTTGATCTGCATTTTTAACTAGATCAGCTTCAAAAAGAGTTGCTCTTGTTTCTATGTTATTAAGTCGTTCAATTACTCCAAAGTAAGCCCAAACACCTACTGCTGTAGCTCCCAATATACTGATGAGATTTCTCATAGGCATTGAGATTGATGTATTTTCTGAAAGCTTCATTTAAACACTCCTCTATCTGGTCTGTAGTAAGTGCTAGGGTCTATTTCTTGTGGAAGTAAAACATCAGTTCCCCAACTTGTAACACAATAAACTAAATATTTAGGATGATATTCTAGCACTGTATATGTTCTAGTATTAAGATTTAAGTAGTAAGCTGATACTAACATTTCAGGATCTTCTCTATAAGTATCATTAGGTCCTTTTACTTTTGTAAATTGAATAGCACTCCACATAAGTTTTTCTTCTTTTTCTGCTATCAATGAAAATGTTTCTTCATGACTAGCACACATGATTGGCTTTTCGTTCCATGCTGCGGACCATGAACTTTGCATAGATAAGTACATAAACACCAAAGATAAAAATGCACAGAAAAGATAAAAATATCCTTTTAACATCTCCACCTCTTTCTAGCTTGTCTTAATCTTGAGTTAGGATCTTTTGCTGCTTTGGGAAACTTTTTCATTTGTCCTGCACTTCTAGCACAAAAGGATTTTCTTCTTTTTGCTGCTTTGCTTCCGGGTTTGACTTTACCCGTCACAGCAGTTTTTAATTTAGAGCCTGGATTGTCACGTCTATATTTAGCGACTCCTGCCTTAGTCATTCCCGCCCCAGCTTTTGTGGGGCGGAAATATTTTTTAGTTCTTGGTGGTTGCTTATCTGCCATTACCCATCAAAGAAAATTGTAGCACTGTCATAACCAGCACTAATGTCGATATACGCACCGTTTCTAAAGAGGATACCTTCATCAGGAATGTAAGGATCAACTTGACCTGCGGCGGCAGGAGTATCAATCTCTAATAACTTAGAGCCAGTTTGTGAACCATCTCTAATTATTAAAGCACCAGCAGTTGAACTACTGACTCCATGCAATCCTCTAACTCTAGTTGCGCCCGCAAATACAATACCTTGTGTGCCTGAAGTTGCAGTGAATCCTGCAGAGGTATTTGTGCTAACCGCACCATTTGTTGCAATCTGTGTTACTGTCAAAAATTTTTGAGTAGTAGTCACAGTTCCCGCATTAGGACCAGCAATAGTTTGGTTTACACTTGCTCCACTAGCGTCGGTACCAGTTATAGTAAAGTTTACTCCTGATATGTTACCACTTGAAGTAAGAGTCACTGTAGTATCCATGTTGGAACCGTCACTTACAGATGTCCCTGTTAAGTTCATATTCCCGGCACCACCTAAAGTTTGAAGTGCTGCAATAGCTGCAGTATCTGCAGAAACAGCCTTAAACAGTTTTGATTTAATGCTTGTTACTGACATGATTTACTCCTTACGCAGGTCCGTCAGGGTATGTTACATCTCTATCTTGAGCACCCATCATGTAATCTAAGGTTGTTACCTTCTGACCTGTAGCATCACCTGATACACTCATAGCAGCTAATTTCATATTTGCTGTTGGAACATTAGTCTTACTTGTTCCTGCAAATTTTCTATTGATATAAAAATCAACTTTGTCTTCGGAAGAAGTCGCTCCCTTTGTTGCAACAAAACCTAAAGTTACGTAAGTATCATTAGTTAAAGTTGATAAGGTTGTATCTGAAAATGTAACAGTAGTTCGTGTGCCACTTGCTTCAGTAATACCTGCGATAACCGCACTACCATCAGTTAATAAGAAACCAATGATGTTAGCAGAAAGTAAAGCAGCCTCAGGGTTAGTTGTAAATGTTTCTGTTAATCCAACAAGAACATCCATCTGATCGACATCAGATGCTTTAACTCTTGTTTCATAATACAACTTGTTGCCTGCTGTTGAAGGAAGAGAAAAATACTCTTGTTTACCTTGAATTGAAGCACCGTCATTGTCTGTTGTGTTTGCTGAAGTTAAGTTGAGTTCACCAGATCTAGCATCTGCAACGATAGCTGCGGCTGCTCCTGAATCTTTTACGATTGTCCATCTTAGTGTCTCATCGATTGCTCCATGATCGTAATCATCGAACTGAATGAATTGATCATTCCATCTGGCGATATTTAAGTTCTCAAGTGCAGGTCTCTGCGCTGAAAATAATATCGGCCCTTTAAAGTGTGTAGCCATAATAAACCTCCTTGGTTGTATAGACCATCCGTTATGCAGTCTCTATACCGTCTGCTAGCCCAGTGTGCATAACTATTAACTGCTAGAATTTCAATATGGCATAAAAAAAGGGCGGAGTCAAAGACAACCGCCCTTACTAATTAATCCTGAAAGGATTTAAATATTATGCACCAGATGTACCAAATACACAACGTGGATCTGAGAAACCAAATGAGTATCTCTCTCTTGCTTTGTATCTGATATTACCTGTATCAAAATCACCTTCCATCACTGTTTTTAGTGGTGTTCTGGTAAAGTGTTTGAAGCCATTAGGGGCATCAGTTTTGATATAGAAAGCATCTGCATCAGTTAAATAGTGGTTTACCACATAACCTTGTGGAATCACTCCCATGTTTCTGATGGCATTGATATCATTATCTGCTGTGCCAGTCCTTAATGTTGACTCCATTAATCGGTTAGCTGTGAACTGTAGCTGTCTTGGTACGATAAGTTTCATACCTTGAATAGCTGTTCTCAAGCCTCTCTCATCTCTGAAATCAGCGATGTCGATTAAGGATTGCTCGAGTGAAGTTTCATTCAAGTCAGCATCTGTTGCAAGTCTGTTTGATAAGAAACCACCTGTTTGAAGTGGGTGTTGTGTATTGATAAGTGATACACCGTCACCACCAGGGTTACTTCCTGCAGCTCCTGCAGCAGCAAAAGCGTCGTTAAGAATAGCGGCAGCTTTTACTTGCTTTGTGTTTGCCATTGAACGAGCAAGTGCTCTTGTATATCTTGCAGCGAGTCTGTCGTAAAGGTTGTCCTCTACAGCTTCCTCTGTGATTGAGAATGCAAGTGCTACTGTTTCGTGTGTA